TCCTCTAGCACAAGCTCAAAAATTGCAAGAGATCAATGATGTGGTGCAGTACATGCAGATTGCTAATCAGATGGGGCCACAGGGTCAGGCGACTATTTCAGTGCCGAGAGTGTTAGAATTTATTGCCGAGCGTTTTGGTATTGATTCTAATTTGCTGACTACTGAAGAGGAGCAGATGATGATGATGCAGCAGATGATGATGATGCAACAGGCGGCAGCGCAGCCTGAGCAAGTAAATGATGGAGGGGCAGTCGAGGAGGCTATTCAATGAGCGAGGGATGGGACGGTTTAAGCGAGGCTTTTTATGAGCCGCCTAAAGCAGAAGATATGGATATTCTGTATGGGCGTGTTTTTAAAAGCGAAGAAGGCCAGAAGGTATTGAGCCATCTTCGAGGGATCACAATAGAGCAACCAACCTGGATACCAGGCGAAGATGCCAGCTATGGCTATGTCAGAACAGGCATGGCCGAGCTTGTGAGAATGATAGAGAAACGCATAGTTAGGAGCGAAAATGGATAGCACAGCAGTAGCAGCAGAAGAAATCGACAACACCCCACAATCAGAATCATTATTAAATGTCTCTGAGCGACAAGAAGCAGAAGCAAGCCCAGAAGCACCGATGCCTATTCATGAGGATTCGGAGCAAGCGGTAGGTGATGAGGCTGACTCAGATGACATGATACTTGAAAGGCCGGACTATTATCCCGAGAAATTCTGGGATGAAGACGGGCCGGATGTTGAGAAGCTGGCAAAATCTTATGCAGAGCTAGAAAAACAGTTTAAGCAAGGCAAACATAAAGCGCCTGAAGAATATGACTTATCTTCATTAGAAGATGCCGGTCTGTATGCTGAAGATGATGTAATGGACATATACAAGGATTGGGCAAAAGATAACGGGATTAGTCAAAAAGCTTTTGAGGATTTGGCTCAGGCAGTATTAAGCACAGCAAAAGAAGGCCAAGAAGAAATGGCCGTTAATCATCAGGAAGAGATGAACAAGCTGGGCGAACGTGCTCAAGAAAAAATCCAGATGGCAGAACGATTATTACTGAAGGCTCCGTTGAGCAATAACGAGCGTGAAGCTATGGCGCATAGCCTTAACAATGCTGATGCTATCAATGCTTTCCTGAAGTACCACCAGGCTATTACGAACGAGAATATACCTATTCAATCTGCCCCAAGCGCACCAGAGATCACCAGAGAAGATCTGGAATCGGCAATTGCTGATCCTAGATGGCAATCAGATCCAGCTTGGAGAAGTAAGATCGAAAGGCAGTGGATGGCATCTCAAAGTTAGCAAACAATCTAATAGTTGCCTTTTTATAGAAAATATAGTTATATTCGTTTTTGATGGCTAACCGCATTCGCGGCCCTTCTATACGGTGAATCCGTTGGTGGTGGAGACAAGCTCCGCAAGTAACCGCCCGATTATCGGCTAACGGTAGCGTTTGATAAATTCACTTTACTGGAGGTTCTGTCATGGCACAGAATGTAACTGCGGCGTTTGTTACCCTCTTTGAATCAGAGGTAAAGCAAGCGTATCAAGCCGAATCAATCCTTCGTGGAACGATGCGGACTCGTACTAACGTACAGGGCAACACGGTTAAGTTCCCTAAAATCGGCAAAGGTGTAGCAACGATCAGAGTTCCTCAGACTGATGTAACCCCTTTAAACGTAACTTACAATCAAGTCGATCTGAGTATGAGCGACTACATTGCCGCCGAATACAGCGATATCTTCCAACAGTCACATATCAATTTTGATGAGCGACGAGAGTTGGTAGAAGTTGTATCTAAGTCAATCGCCCGTCGTCTTGACCAGCTTTGCATTGATGCAATGGTTGGTTCTGCTGGTAGCACAGTACTTACTGGTGTTGGTGGCGCTACTTCAAACATGAATCTAGCTAAGCTCCGAGCAACTGCTAAAGCGTTTAACGAGAAAAACGTACCCGCTGAAGGTCGTTATCTTCTCATGCACGCAAGCCAGCTCGATGCGTTGTTAGGCGAAACTGAAACTACTTCTAGCGATTTCGCTACAGTTAAGGCTTTGGTTCGCGGCGAGATCTCTGCGTTCATGGGCTTCAACATCCTTACTATCGGTGATCGTGATGAAGGTGGTCTGCCCAAGCCTAGCACTCGTTCATGCTTCGCATGGCACAAGGACGCTATGGGTTACGCTGAATCAATGGCTCAAAAGACTGAAGTTAATTATATTCCTGAAAAGACTTCGTTCTTAGTTAGCTCTATGTTTAGCGCTGGCGCAAAGGCTATTGATTCTGAAGGCATCGTTCAGATCAACTGTACTGAATAAGGGAGATTGAATAATGGCTTTTTCAATTGCAACAGACTTGCCTGGATGGGCAACAGTCGGAGCTTCAAAGAGTGGTAGTGCGCCTAGCGTCTACACTTTTATTAGTGCTTCAGACAACAAAGCAGCCGTGGCTGCATCTGGCTACTTCAATGCAATTGAGGACTTAATCGTCACTGGCGATTTTATTCTCAATAAAGCTACTGATGGTGGTCAGCTCTTAGTTGCTACTAACACTGCCGGTGTTATTACGACGACTGCAATCTAAGTAAAACGGGGCGGCTCCGGTCGCCCCTTATTTAGCGAGAGGCGTTGTATGGCATCTGGAGATACAGATATTTCGATATGTTCCGACGCATTAATATTGCTAGGAGCAGCTCCAATAAGTTCGTTTGCTGATGGGACAGATATTGCCCAAGCATGCGAGCGTCTATATCCCGACCTTCGGGATTCGTTAATTTCTAGGTATCCCTGGAGCTGGTCATACCAGAAAGTTAAACTGGCCCGTTTGGCGGTTGTCCCTGATAACGAGTTCAGATATGCCTATGCTTTACCAGGGGATATGCTCTCAGGCATAAGGGCAATATTTGCAGATTCTTCTACCCACCAATTGCCGATCAGATATGGCTGGCAAATATTCGGTGAGCAGCTTTATACAAACTTAGAGACGGTTTACATTGACTATCAAACGACGGTCAATGAAGCGAAGATGCCTGCATACTTTGTGCGTTTATTGCGTACTGTATTGGCTGGCGAATTAGGTTTGATTGTCACAGATCAGCTTAGCAAGACTGATTACTACAACACATTGGCATTCGGTACGCCAGGCGAGAATGGCCGTGGTGGTTTATTCCGAGAAGCCATGAATGTAGATTCAAGAGGCAACGCACCTCAAGTTATCGAGGATTATTCGCTGATATATGTAAGAGGGTGATATGGCTCGCTATACGCAATTTCAAACAAACTTTAGCGTAGGCGAGATTGATCCACTACTTCGTGCGCGTACTGATCTCGAGCAATACTCTAACGGTTTAGAATCCGCAAAAAATGTAATTATCCATCCTCAAGGCGGGGCTACTCGTCGTCCTGGGCTGCGTACTATCAGCAAGGTATACGACAACCCAACGGCTCAAGAATTCAAATTAATACCATTTCAATTTAGCAGAACTGATACTTATCTGCTTGCTGTTCAGAGCGGTATTATTAAAGTTTTTAAGAACGATATATTTCAAGTTAATGTTAGTGCCACTGATATTACTTCGGCAATGGTGCCTGATCTTAAATACACTCAGGCTGTTGATACTTTAATCATTGTCCATCAGGACATGCACCCAAAGCGTTTAATACGAAACTCTGATGTTAGCTGGACGTTTGAGGACTTGCCTCTAACCAGCATACCGACCTATGCCTTTAATCCACATTTTCATTACCCACAGTTTACAATTACCCCTTCTGCTGTAGATGGTAATATCACGCTAACTGCATCGTCTTATACTCATGATACAGGTACAGCGCAAGGCGGCAGCTCCAATACTATTCAATTAAAAGCGGCAACCAGTTTTACAGGTCTTAATACACCTGTTGGTATGAATGTAACAATTACTAGTGGTACTGGTTCTGGTCAGTCAAAGCACGTTCATGCTTATGATTCAGGCACTAAAACAATAACGATTGATGGCACTTGGGATACTGCGCCAGATGCAACAAGCGGATACAAGGTTTATCCTTTTGGGGAATCTAGTGTTGGAGAGATTGTCAGCAGAAAGCAAGGCTCAACGTTTAGCGGTGGTCAGGCTAGAATAGTCGAATATGTCAGCGACACTGTAGCTAATGCCACTGTAATAATACCGTTTTTTGATACAACATCATTGACTAACCCTGCGTTTGGTCCTGCTATACCAACCGAGTTAAATAGCTCGTGGCAAGCGGAAACAGGTTATGAGAATACTTGGTCGGATACATTAGGTTGGCCCAGGACTGCATCGTTTTATGAGGCAAGGCTTTATTTTGGCGGTACAGCATTGCGTCCGAATACGCTTTGGGGATCTAAGGTTGCTCAATACTTTGATTTCGATCAAGGTACTGGTCTTGATGATGAAGGCGTCGAAGCAACGCTAAACGTCAACGAATTCAACGAAATCACTAATCTAAATGCTGGGCCTGATCTTCAGATATTTACATCTGGCGGTGAGTTTGTAGTCATACAAGAGGCGAGCACGCCGGTCACGCCAGCGACTTTTATGATTAAACCGCAAACCCAAATCGGATCTAAGCCTGGTTTGCCTGTGGTTAATCTTGGCGGCTCAGCATTATTCGTGCAGCGCCAAGGCCAATCGCTTGTCTCTATGCAATACAATAACGAGCAAGGTGGTTATGGTACGTTGCCTTTATCTACACTTAGCTCGCATCTGTTAAAGACTCCGATTGATATGGCTAGGCGTAGAGCGGTATCTACGGATGAGGCAGACCAGATTTACATTTTAAATCAAGATGACAGTAGTATCACATTGTATTCAATCTTGGCAGACCAGAATGTAATTGCGCCAAGCAGGATTGAGCTTGGTGTTACGAATCCAAGCCATTACACCTTTGTCAGCATTGCGGTTGTTGTGTCTGATGTTTATGTCTTGGTGAAATATGATCCTAATCTTATTGGTGTAAATATCGAGGGACATATCCTAAAGTTTGATTACGATGTTTTTACTGACTACGCAGTAACCGGAACATCTGCATCTTCTGGAACAATGGATCAACCAAATGTTAATGAGCCTGTCAAAGTAATCGGTGATGGCATTGTTGAGCCTGGGACAAAAACAGGCCCGACTGTAAACTTTGATCGGACATACAGCACCTGGCAATTCGGTATAGATTTTGATGTTGAAATTAAGACGATGCCGGTTGAGCCAAGATTGCAGCAA